AGATGGTTCTTCAGGTTCATCAGGTACTAGTGGTTCATCAGGTACCTCAGGCAGTTCAGGTACCTCGGGTTCATCAGGTGTAGATGGTTCATCAGGTTCTTCAGGTACAAGTGGATCATCAGGTACTTCAGGCAGCTCAGGTACTTCAGGTTCATCAGGTGTAGACGGCTCTTCAGGTTCTTCAGGTACTTCAGGCAGCTCAGGTACAAGTGGTTCATCAGGTACTTCAGGTTCATCAGGTACTTCAGGCTCCTCAGGTACTTCAGGATCATCTGGCTCAAGTGGAACCAATGGATCTTCAGGATCATCAGGTACTTCAGGCTCTTCAGGTACTTCATCAACAGTACAATATTCAACAGGATCAGATCCTGTAGTAGATTTAAATACTTTAAAAATAAAAGATTTTGATGGAAATGTATTTGTAACAGCTAGTGGAGGAATTTTAACTATACAATTTGGCTCACCTGCTTTACCTACTATTACAGCATTTGAAGAAAATTTATTTACAGATGATAGATTTAGTGGTCCTGGTTCAGGAGTATATGTAATAGATAATGCCTATAATTTTGATTTTAACTATACTTTAGATCCTACTAATACTTTCATTTCAGCCTCTTTAATACATAACATTAGTGGAGTTCCTACAGAAATTACTAAATCTTTAACAGGTAATACAGGTACTACACTTTATGTAGACACCAGTAATTCTAACATAGATAGTCTCCACTCAGGTTCTAAATCATTTACAGTAGGAGTACACGTCGAATTGGAAGATGGATCTAAAACAAGTGTAGAAACTAGCACTTTAACTGATGGGACTACCACACTTGTTAAGGATGACCCCGATTTACCATCAATTAGTTTTACTTACAGTGGCTTAACAGGAGGAACAAGTTTTGTTAGCAATACAGGTAATTATTCTACTTCTAATATCGAAGAAGGAGTTACTGGTAATATAACATATACCACAGGTGGGGGCACAGCAGATGGGTGGACATCAGGAGGCCTTACTAGGATTGCAGGAAGTGCTAGCCCAATCACAGTAACAGCAACAGGTACTATTAGTACATTAACAATTAGTGAAAGTTGGGATTCTAATGGATTAGGTGATCCTGAAACCCCTATTGCCGGTAATAGAACTAGAAGTAAATCTTATAGTAGGATTAAATCCCTTCGTGTAGGAGCTTCAGCGACTAGTGCTTCATTTACAACAGCTGAAATACAAGATGTTGTAAATTGGGAAGCAGGTACTGACATAGTAGATGGAGATATAAAGTTCGGTACTACTAATCCTAATAATCAATCCTTTACTGTGGATGTAACAGGAACACCACCTGGAGACAATGCTTACATATATATAATATACGGGTCAAATCAATCTGATTTAACACAAATAATTCAAAATAACCAAAACGTACTAGATGGAAATACATTCCCAACCTCTCCTACTATTGTAGGAAATTATAAAGTATATAGAAGTATAGGCAAATTTGTTGCTCCTACTACGTTTACAGCCCAACTTAAAACATAAAATAATTTAAACTCAATAAACAATGCCATTACTAGGAGGTGGATTTACTATACAAACACAAGTTCCAATTGATGATAGATTCATTAGGGATAGTGCTGTAGATCGTTTTTCCATAACTACGTTTTTTAATGGGTTAACAGTATATTCTACAGGTTCCAATGAATATTTTATAGTTGTAGACCGAGATGAAACAAGCACTAATGTAGGGTGGAGGCAACTTCCTACCCATTATGTTACTTCAAGTGTAGCAGCAATAAGCTCTACTACTTCATTATATACTATTACAACAGGAAGTCAAACTAACTCTGAGGACGTAAATTACCATAGTGCCCATTCAGATTATCAAATTTATGATGGTAACGGTACAAGAGCAGGTTCTATACTAGCTAGTTTCAATGGTAATAGTTTAGATTATACTGATTTTAGCAATGCAGGAACTGGTGATCAAGCAAATCATATAGAATTACAAGTTGTATTAATAACTGATGGGATAAAAATCCAAGTATTAAATTCTGATGGAACAAAAACCCCACAGGTTAAAATTTCTACTCGACTTTTATAATATTTATAAATAAACAATATGGCAAACACCCCAATTTGGCCCGGCTCTAGTTCATTTTTCCCAGGGGATACTCCTTTTGGATTTTATGATAATGATATAGATTTTCAATGCGATGCAGATAAAGTAGCAGTATTCTGCAGTAGACGTTTAGGATATCCTTTGGCAGATGTAGAATTACAGGATATTAATTTTTATACTGCTTTTGAGGAAGCAGTAACTACTTATGGCAATGAAGTATTTGCTTATAAAGCAAGCGAAAATTATCTTTCATTAGAGGGTTCAACTACAGGATCTGATTTAAATTATAAACTTACTCAACCTAACTTAGGAGCAGAGATTAGAATTGCAGAATCCTATGGAGTTGAAGCTGGAGTAGGAGGTAATGTAGAATACAGAACAGGTAGTATAAATTTAATAGCAAACCAACAAGTATATGATTTAAAAGATTGGGCTACATCTCAAAGTATTGATAGTAGTAATTTAGAAATTAAAAAAATATTTTACGAAGCAAGACCAGCAATCGTCCGCTTCTTTGATCCTTATGCAGGAGTAGGGACATCTGACTTTGGGAGTTTTATGGACCAGTTTGGGTTTGGGGCAATGTCTCCGGGTATTAATTTTATGATGATGCCCATAAATTATGATATAGCAAAACTTCAAGCTATTGAGCTTAATGATACTATAAGAAAATCCAACTATAGTTTTGAATTAGTAAACAATCAGCTAAGAATATTCCCTATACCTAATAGTAATGGGAAATTATGGTTTAAATATATTTTAAAGTCTGATAGGAATAATCCTATAGTATCTGGTAGTATAGGAGTAGGAGTAGTAACAGATATATCTACAGTACCTTATGAAAACCCTACATACAGATACATTAATTCAATAGGCAGGCAATGGATTTTTGAATATACTTTAGCTTTAGCTAAAGAAATGCTAGGGTATATTAGAGGTAAATATACAACTATCCCAATCCCAGGAGCAGAAACTACTCTTAATCATGCTGATTTAATTTCAGCTTCAACCTCTGAAAAAACAGCTTTAATAGAAAGATTAAGGGGTTATTTAGAAGAAACTTCAAGAAACAAATTATTAGAAAAAAAGGCAAATGAAGCTGAGTTTTTACAAAAAGATTTAAATAAAGTACCCTATACTATCTATATTGGCTAATGGCATTATTTGGAAGAACCCGTGATGTAAATTTAATAAAAACAATTAATCGTGAATTGTTAGGGGATGTTATTACCCAACAATGTTCTTTTTATAAAATAAGATTAGAAGAAACTACATTTAATCTATATGGAGAAGCAGCAGGAGGTAAATTTTATGATGGGCCTATTATATTTAATTGTTTAGTTGAAAGAAGTGACCAAGAATACCCTGAAAGTGATTTAGGAGTAGATTTTAGCTGGAGCACAATTTTTAAATTCCTTAGAGAAGATGTTATAAATGCAGGTATCCAGCCTGAAGTTGGAGATATTATATTGTATAATGAAGGTTATTATCAAGTAGATGATGTAATTTCTAACCAATATTTTGTTGGTAAAGATCCTGCTTATCCAAATGAACCTAATCCATTAAACCCTGGTTTAAGTGATTTTGGAGGTAATTTATCTTATATAGTAAAAGCACATTATGAACCTGCTGATAAATTTGGCATCACTAAAGAAAGATTTTAATGGCAGAACAAGGTAAAACCCCAATTCCAAAATCTCAAAGAGAGATTTCTAAAGGATTACATGAACCTCATTATGAAAACCAAGCAGGTGATCCTAATAATGTTACTAAGTATGCTACTTCTTTAGCGGATGCAAGAACCAATAATCAAGTAATAGACCCAGGTAGAGCTTCTAGAATATCTCAAAAAGGTAATAGTTGGAAACCTTTTACCATTGGTATTAAAGATTTAGATGAAGCCATTAAATATTACTTTGATAATGTGATTAACCCTTCAGTAATTCAAAATGGTGATAGGATAGCAGTTCCTACTATATATGGTTCACCTGAAAGATGGAAATCAGTTCAGCGTGATGGGTATTATAGAGATAAAAAAGGTAAAATTATGGCACCGCTTATTATGTATAAGCGAACTAATATAGATAGGAATAAAGGAATTACTAATAAAATAGATGCTAACTTTCCTCAAAATTATGCTGTATTCCAACAACCTTATTCTAAACAAAATTTTTATAATAGTTTAAGTGTTTTAAATGGAGCTAAACCCATCAAAACTTACCAAGCAATTGTAATACCAGACTTTGTTACTTTTACATATAGCTGTGTAATTTACACCTATTATATGGAACAATTAAACCAAATAATAGAAGCTATAAATTATGCCGCTGACACTTACTGGGGCAATCCAGAACGCTTTAAATTTAAAGCTATGATAAATAGTTACCAAACTATTACTGAATTAAATGTAGGACAACAACGTACTGTAAAAGGTACCTTTGATATTAAACTAAATGGTTATATCATACCAAATGTTATACAAAAAGATCTTAATGCTCTTAAGAAATTTTCTAGTGATTCTAAAATTATAATAAATCAAGAAACAACAGAAAATTTAACAAGAGATAGAGGCAATAATTTTATTGAAGACATTAATACAAACTTAGATTAAAATGGCAGAACAAAAACTTACTAATGAAGAGATTAAACAAATAAAATCTATTCAAAAAATTCAAGGACAATTAGTAACTAGTTTTGGAGAATTAGAAATTCAAATCCAAATATTAGAGTTACAAAAAGAAAAATTAGTTGAACAATTAGAATCTTATAAAAGTAAAGAATTAGAGTTAGCTAACAGTTTATCAAAAAAATATGGTAATGGTACTATAGATTTAGAACAAGAAGTATTTAAATCGTAAAAAATTATTTTGAAAAATTTTTATATATTTATCAACAAGACAATTGTTTAACAATATTTTTTAACTTTAAAATTCGAATTTTAACATGGCAGAACAAATAATTTCACCAGGGGTATTTCAAAATGAAAATGTCCCTGTATCCCTTGAGGCCGCAGCAGCTCCTATAGGTGCCGCTATAATAGGCCCCGCTGTAAAGGGACCTATAGGTATTCCTACCTTAACAACTACTTACACGGACTATGTAACTAAATTTGGTGCAGGTGTAGTTAGTGGTGGTATTGAATATTCATATTTTACAGGCATATCAGCCCAAAACTACTTTAAACAAGGAGGTACTAACCTTACAGTGATTAGAGTTGCTAGTGGATCTGACGATTTCACAGCAGCGACATCTTCAGCCGTTATATCCGGTAGTGATGCAGGTACTGGAGTAAATGATATATTCAAACTTCAAACTATCTCAGAAGGTGCTAATCAAAATAGTACTTCTACTGAAACTGTAGGTAATGCTTTACCTGATGGAACTTCTGATAATTTAAGATGGGAAATTACTAATGTAGACTCAGGCTCAGGTGTCTTTACCCTTAATATTAGACAAGGTAATGACAGACAAGCTGATAAAACAATCCTTGAATCTTGGAGAGGTGTTTCACTTGACCCTAAAAGAGATGATTACGTTGCTAAAGTAATTGGTAACCAATCCTTTTCTGTGGGAACAGATGGTAATGATTCATTTGTTCAAGTAACAGGTGAATATCCAAACAATTCTAAGTATGTAATTGTAAAAGAAGTACTTAAACCTACTCCTGATTATTTAGATGGTGCTGGAAACTTTAAACCTGCATTTACTTCTTCACTTCCTGCTGCTCAAAGTGGTTCATTTGGAGATGGTGTAGGTAGCTTATTCTTTGGACAAGCGGGTGGAACTAAATACTATAAAGACATCACAGCTACTAACTCACAAGGTTTAATAGCATTAGATTATACATCATCAGTTAATTTATTAAAAAATAAAGATCAATATAACTTTAATGTAATTAGTGTTCCTGGTCTTATATATGCATTTGATACAGCAACAGAGGGTGTATCCCATAAAACAGTATTAAATGACATTATTACTAATACAACTACTAGAGGTGATAGCATTTTACCAATTGATATTGTAGCTTACAATTCAACAACTTCTGCAGCCATCACACAAGCTAATAACTTAAATACTAACTATGCAGCAGCATACTGGCCTTGGTTATTGGTTAAAGATGAAAACACAGCAGCTAACGTATGGTGCCCAGCTTCAACAGTAATCCCTTCAGTATATGTCTTTAATGATAATACTTCTGAAGCCTGGTTTGCACCTGCTGGTTTCACTAGAGGTACTATGCCAAATGTAGTAGCCCCTGAAAAAACCTTACCACGTGGATTAAGAGATAATCTTTATACGGCTAAAATCAACCCAATTGCTACCTTCCCAGGTACAGGTGTTGTAGTTTACGGTCAGAAAACATTACAGTCACTATCAACTGCACTTGATAGAGTAAATGTTAGAAGATTGATGATTGCTCTTAAAGGATTTATTGGTAATGTTTCTCAAAATCTTGTATTTGAACCTAATTCACTACAAACTAGAAACAGTTTCTTAAGTACTGTTAATCCATACTTAGAGAGTGTTCAGCAAAACCAAGGTTTGTACGCGTTTAAGGTAATAATGGATGACTCTAATAACGGTCCTGACGTAATCGACAGACAAGAATTAAGAGGTACTATTTACCTACAACCAGTTAAGACAGCAGAATTTATCGTACTTGACTTCAACCTCCTCCCAACAGGAGCTGAATTCCCATCATAATAAATTCTTAACAATAAAAGAAAGGGGTCGAAGCAATTCGACCTCTTTTTTTTTTTAAATATTTATAAATAACCCCAAATAGGGTTATATTTTAACAAACTTAAAAACGACAATTATGGCAATATTAGATCCAAACGAAATATTTTTTACAGCGTTTGAACCCAAACAGCAGAATAGATTTCTCATGCTTGTTGATGGTGTACCTTCGTACTTTATCAAGGGTGTGGGAGCAATTTCATTAACACAAGGAGAAGTAACTCTTAACCACATTAATGTATACAGAAAAGTAAAAGGTAAGACCACTTGGGGTAACGTACAGTTAACCCTTCACGATCCTATCTCACCTTCTGGAACACAAACCATCATGGAATGGGTAAGATTACATCACGAATCAGTAACAGGTAGAGATGGTTACTCTGACTTCTACAAGAAGGATGTAACATTAAACATCTTAGGCCCTGTTGGTGATATTGTTTCTGAGTGGGTGTTAAAAGGATGCTTTATTGTAGATGCCAACTTTGGTGACTACAACTGGGACAACGAAAACGCTGCTCAAACTATTACAATGACCCTTGCACCAGATTACTGCGTGTTAAATTACTAATCAATCAGACCGATTACAAAAGAGAGCGCACGAAAGTGCGCTCTTTTTATCTTTTTATATATTTATATCAAACAAATAAAGTTATTTTAAATGAGTGAAGAAAAAAAAATTAAATTCCCTACGGAAATTGTAGAGTTGCCTTCAAAAGGCTTACTATATCCCAAAGACAACCCACTCTCTTCTGGTAAAGTTGAAATGAAATATATGACAGCTAAAGAAGAGGATATCTTAACTAACCAAAATTACATTAGACAAGGCGTTGTTCTTGACAAGTTAATGCAATCGCTGATTGTGTCGAAGTGTAATTATGATGACCTTGTAGTAGGCGATAAAAACGCTATAATGGTTGCCTCTCGTATTTTAGGTTATGGTAAAGATTATACCTTTGAATATGAAGGGCAAGAGGTTACAATTGATTTATCTGAAATTGAACCTAAGTGGATTAAAGAAGAAGATTTAGTAGAAAAAAATACTAATGAATTTAGTTTTACTCTCCCCCACACTGAAACTCCAATCACTTTTAAAATCTTAAATAATAAGGATGAAAAAGCTATTGAAGCCGAAATTAAAGG